ATTAGATATGTCTGATGCTGGTACTGCGATATTTAATCATGACATTTCTCTCGCTGATGACGGTATTGCAAAGTTTGGTACTTCTGACGATTTACAGATTTATCATGATGCTTCTAATTCTTATTTAAGACATGTTGGTACTGGAAACTTAAATATATCAGGCGATGAAGTTCGTATTTTAAATCAAGCAAATGATGAACTTAAAGCATTATTTACAACGAACGGTTCAGTAGAACTTTATTTTGATAATACTAAAAGACTTGAAACAAAAGATAGTGGAGTTGCAATCACTGGTACTTTATCTGTAGACAGTGCAACTCTAACTAACCTTACTGGAGATAGTGCGACTATCACAAACATTGCAAACTCAGTTCTAACTGCGAAAGCAATCACTGGTACTACAGTTACTACATCTGGAGATATAGTCTCAAGTGGTACAATAAGAGCTGGTAATCTAAACGTAGACTCTGCAGACATAGACACTATTGCAAAAGCATCTTTACTCGGTGGTACTGGTGTTACTTATGATAGTAGTTCAGGTGTTATTGCAATTGGACAACCAGTTGCAACAACTGACTCGGTAACTTTCTCTGGATTAACTATTGGTGGAAACCTAGTTGTCTCAGGAACTACAACGACTGTTGCAACTACTAACACAACTATGACTGACCAACTCTTTGAGTTAGGTAATGGTCGAACTGGAAGTCCAAGTGGAGATGCGGGTATTGTCATTGAAATGGGAGATGACTCAAATGCATTTATGGGATTTGACCAATCACTTGGTAAATTTATTGTTTCCAGAACAAATGCAACGGGTTCATCTACTGGTAATTTAGTACACACCACTGCACCACTAGTTGCAAATACAATAGAAGTAGACTCCGCAGATATAACTAAAGCAGACATAGACTCTGCAACCGTAGGTAATCTTGCAGTTACTAATTTAGTAGTTTCTAGTGGGGACTCCGCAACTATTACCAATATTGCGAACTCAGTATTGACTGCAAAAGTAATTACTGCTGACAGTGCAACTATAGGTAATATTGCAGTATCTACTGGATTAAACACTAATTCATTAATAGTAGATGATATTACAATAGACGGTTTCACTATATCTCAAGGTGGTGGAAACCTAAGATTAGATATAGGAGGCACATTATTCCTTGATGCAGATACCAAAATAGATTTAGAAGACGGTGGTTCGACTTACGGAAGATTTAGTATGAATAGTACTAGTTCTAAAGACTTTATTATTCAATCCGTACAAGATGATAAAGATATTATATTTAAAGGTAATGACGGTAGTTCTACTATAACTGCATTGACATTAGATATGTCAGAAGCTGGTGATGCAACATTCAATAGAAATGTTAACTTAGTAGATGACGGTCAAATAGTATTTGGTGCTGGTTCAGATGCAAACATAAGACATGACGGAAACAATACTAAATTTACACACACGGGTACGGGTGGATTATATATTGGTGCAGATACTTTTGCACTTCAAAATGGAACACACGATGAAAACTATATTGTCATGGGAGACAATGGTTCGGTAGAATTATATGAAGATAATGTTAAAAGGTTAGAAACAAGTATCTACGGTGTCACGGTCACGGGTACTATAAACGCAGATAGTTCTACATTAACTAACCTTACTGTAGACTCTGCAGACATTAGACAGTTATCTGTAGACTTTATAAATGCGGACAGTGCTTTCTTAGATAGTGCAACCATAACTAACCTTGCAGTCGGAACACTTAACATTGATAACATTAATATCGGGGATAGTGCAACCTTTACTAATGTTGCGGTAACTACTGAATTAAACACTAACAAATTAATAGTAGATGACCTTACTATAGACGGTTCATCTATTGCAGATGCGGGAGATTTTTCTTTAGATATAGAAGGAGATATAACATTTGATGCAAATGGTGGTAATGTAAAACTTTCCGATGACGGTTTACTTTTTACAACTATTAGTAGAGATGCAGCTAATACAGTCATAAAAGTAAATCAATCAGACGGAGACTTAGTTCTTAAAGGTAATGACGGTGGTTCAGAAATTACTGCACTGACCTTTGATATGTCTGAGGCTGGTAGGGCCTCATTTAACGCTGGTATAATGTTACCTGATAACGGTAAACTTACACTTGGTGCGGGTGAAGATTTACAACTTTATCATGACGGTAACAATAGTATTATTACTGATGCGGGAACGGGTGAATTATTCATAAGAGGAACAAACGCAGTAAATATACAAAGTGCAATAGGAAACAATTATATAAAATCAACTGTTAATGCTGGAACTAAAATTTACTTTAACGATGCAGAAAAATTTGAAACTACAAGTTATGGTGCTAACATCACTGGTACACTAACAGTTGGAAACTTAAATGTCGACTCTGCAGATATAGGTTTAATTGCAAGAGAAAAATTATCAACTGGAAGTCCAGACGCATTGACTTATGATAGTGCGGCTGGTCAGTTTGCACTAAATGCTAACCATGTAATGGCACTTATTAAAACAGTAGACTCAAACGGAAGTGGACTAAACGCAGATACATTAGAAGGACAAGCAGGTATATACTATCGTATAAACGTCTACAACGCAAGTGGAACACTACTGAACTAAGGATATAAATAGTATTATGGCAAAACTAAATTCAAGACAAAACCTAATAGATTACTGTTTAAGAAGATTAGGACACCCAGTTATTGAAATCAATGTAGATGACCAACAACTAGAAGATAGAGTAGATGACGCATTACAGTTGTTTAGAGAGTATACTGCAGACGGTTCTCGTAGAGTATATTTTCCAGTACAGATTACTGCACAACATATATCTGATAAGTACATTGATTTGAGTAATCCAACGGGTTCTGCAGAAACAGAATTTTCTGGTAGAATACTTGATGTAGTAAAAGTATTTATGATTGGAGACTCTACTTCAAACGTAAACTTCTTTGATATCAAATATCAAATGCGATTAAATGACCTTGCAGATTTAGCAACTGGTGTAGGAGACCTTGCATACTATGAACATATGCAACAATATCTTGCAATGATTGATTTAAAATTAACTGGTCAACCGCAAATACAATATAATAGATATCTAGATAGATTATTTATTTTTGGAGATTTAAATTCAAAAGGTGATTTAAAAGCGGGAGACTTTATTATGGTGGAAATGTATGTAGAGTTAAACGAGTCTGTCACTAGTCAATATGACAATCTATTCTTAAAAAACTATACTACTGCATTGATTAAAAAACAATGGGGTGAGAACTTAAGTAAGTTTGAAGGTATGACACTTCCTGGCGGTGTCACACTAAATGGTAGACAAATTATTGATGATGCAAAAGAAGAACTTGAAAAAGAACACGAAAAACTAAGAAACGAGTACGACAATCCACCATTCTTTTTCATGGGGTAGATTGTGGCTACTAATCAATATTTCAAAAACAAAGTTCGTTCAGAACAACAATTATATGAAGATATAATTATTGAAGCACTCCAGATGTATGGACAAGATGTCTATTATCTTCCTAGAGAGATTAAGAATTTAGATAAAATATTTTTAGATGATATACCTTCTAGATTTTCTGATGCATATAAAATTGAAATGTATATTGAAGGTGCAGAAGGGTTTGAAGGAGAAGGAGACTTATTCACTAAGTTTGGTATCGAGTTAAGAGACCAAGCAAACTTTGTAGTATCCAGAAAAAGGTGGACACAACTTATTGGTAGTAATTTAGAGAAACAAAACTTTAGACCAAGAGAAGGCGATTTAATTTATTTAACTTTAACAAACTCTTGTTTTGAAATCAGGAGAGTTGAAACCGAAACACCATTCTATCAGTTAAGTCAATTACCAACATTTAGATTACAATGTGAATTGTTTGAATATAGTGGAGAAGATTTTGATACGGGTATTGATACTATACAAGATATTGAAACCGAAGGTTCTTTCAAATATAATTTATCACTTGACTCAGGTGGTGGTAGATTTATTCAAGGTGAAACGGTCACACAAGTATTCGATACTTATCAAATGAAAGGTGAAGTTGCATTTGCATCTGACTCTGGTAATACTTTACATCTAATTCATAGTGGTGCAACTGACGGATTATTCCATGAGTGGACTACAACTAAAAGTATTATTGGAGACCAAAGTCAACACGTTGCAACACCAACTTCAATAAATCAAATAAATGATATACTGACTGATAATCAAAACAAAACCTTTGATGACTTTGAGTCAGACTTCTTAGACTTTAGTGAGTCTAATCCATTTGGAGATATGCAGTAATGTTTGGTACTTATTTTTATCACAAAAGAGTCCGAAGTGCAGTAAGTGTCTTTGGTTCTTTATTTAATAACTTATATGTACTGCGAAAAAACTCTGCGGGACAAACTATCTCACAAGTTAAAGTACCATTATCATATGCACCAAAGAGAAACTTTATTGCAAGACTTGAGTCTATGAACAATGGAGAAGAAGCAGAAAGAAGAGTTGCAATTAAATTACCAAGAATGTCCTTTGAGATTACAAGTATTGCATATGATGAAACACGACAGTTAAATAAAATGAATAACATAAGTAAGTCGGTTAGTGGTAGTAGTACAACAAGACAAAAGATATTTTCTCATACACCATATAATATAAACTTTGACTTAAATGTTTATGCAAAATCTCAAGATGATGCACTGCAAATAGTAGAACAAGTATTCCCATTCTTTACACCACAATATACCGTGACTGTAAAACCATTTAGTAATATTACTGACTTAACAGAAGATGTACCAATCACTCTAACGGGTACTGCGTTTGCAGATGATTTTGAAGGTGCAATAGAACAAAGAAGAACTATTATATATACCCTAAGTTTTGAAATGAAGATAAACTTCTATGGGCCTCTCAATACTTCTAAAATTATTCGTGAAGTTAGTAATAACATTTATATTATTGACAGTGCGGGAAGTAGTGGAGACTATATAAAAACACAACAAATAACACCGACACCAGCAGGAGTGACCGCAGATAGTGATTATGGATTTAATGAGGCTGACTCAGATAATCCAAGTAATGTATGATATATGAAGAAAAATATGCTCTAAGTAAAGAGATTTGTGATGATATGATATCTTGGTTTGATAACAAGATATTATGTGGAGATACTGGAATGAATTATTCAAAGACTTCTATTAAAGGAAGAAAAGATAGTTCTATTTCTGAATGTCAACAGTTTGGTTCTTTTAAACCTTTCTATAATCAGATAAACTCTATTATTCATAAACATATGGTGCATTATATAAATGAATTTAATAAAGGTGGGGGTACGGGTTTCTATACTATCACTGGATATAAATTTCAAAAGAGTGTAGAAGGTGGTGGATTTACTGCATGGCATTCTGAACTACCAGTATTTAAACCACAATGGGAAAAGGTTAGAGATAGGTTTGGAGTCTGGTCAATTTATTTAAATGATACTGATACTGGATACACTGATTTTTTGCATCAAAAACTATCAATAAAACCCGAAACTGGTAAACTAGTAATATGGCCTGCATACTTTACACACACGCATCGTGCAAATCCAGATTTAAAAGAAGATAAATACATTATAACAGGGTGGTTGGAGACCGATTATGAAAGAAACAGAAAATAAAAATGTAGATATAGATTACGAGTACAGTCGTAAGACTTACTATGAACTTATAGAAAAGAGTAAAGAGTCCCTTGACTTGATGTTAGAAGTCGCAAAGGAGTCTGAACACCCACGTGCATTTGAAGTACTTGGTAATATGATAAAACAAATATCTGATGTAAATGATAAGTTGTTAGATGTAAATATCAAAATGCAGAAAGCAAAATCTCAAGATGAAGTAAAACAATTAGAAAGTACTACAAATAATCTTTTTGTTGGAACTACTACAGAATTGCAACGCATGTTAAAACAAATAAAACCAGACGAGAATGTTATAGATGTTGAACCAGAAGAGTGATACTTATCTCGGTAATATTAATGTTAAACGAGACGGTGTTCAACATGAGTTTACCAAGAAAGAAGTCAACGAATATATCAAGTGTGTAAATGACCCAGTATACTTTTGCACAAAGTATCTTAAGGTTATCTCTTTAGATGACGGTCTTGTACCATTCCAACTCTATCCTTATCAGGAAGATATGTTCAAACATTTTGATAAGAATAGATTTTCTATAGTACTTGCATGTCGACAATCTGGTAAATCAATTAGTTCGGTTGCATATCTTTTATGGTATGCATGTTTCCACCCAGAAAAAACAATCGCTATACTTGCAAACAAAGGACAAGTTGCGAGAGAGATGCTTGCAAGAATAACTTTGATGTTAGAGAACTTACCTTTCTTTTTACAGCCAGGAACAAAAGCACTTAACAAAGGGTCATTAGAATTTAGTAATAATAGTCGTATCATTGCGAGTGCAACATCTGGTAGTTCTATTCGTGGTATGTCAGTTAACTTACTATACCTTGACGAGTTTGCATTTGTAGAACGTGCAAACGAATTCTATACTTCTACTTACCCAGTAATATCTGCGGGTACAGATACCAAAGTAATTGTAACATCAACCGCAAATGGTATCGGTAATACTTTTCATAAACTCTGGGAAGGTGCGTGTCAGAATACAAACGAATTCAAACCATTTACGGTCAACTGGTATGACGTACCAGGCCGTGATGAAAAATGGAAAGAGATGACAATTGCAAATACATCTGCACTACAATTTGACCAAGAGTTTGGTAATACATTCTTCGGGACGGGAGACACATTGATAGACGGAGAAACGCTAATGGGTTTCCGTGCGAAAAATCCTCGCAAAGTGCGTGAAGGTGGAGATTTACTTATATATCGTGAACCGATAAAAGACCACCAGTACATTATGACTGTAGATGTTTGTAAGGGAAGAGGTCAGGATTATTCAACCTTTTCGGTATTCGACATTAGCACTAGGCCCTTTAAACAAGTCGCTGTATATCGCAATAATACTATTTCTCCAGTTCTCTTTCCTAATATTATATATAAGTACGCAAAGTTCTATAATGACGGTTATGTCGTTATTGAGTCCAATGACCAAGGGTCTGTCGTCTGTAATGGACTATATCAAGAACTAGAATACGAGAATACTCACATGGAGTCCGCAATAAAAGCTGACCGAATTGGTATCGAAATGACTCGTAAGGTTAAACGTATCGGTTGTTCTGCAATCAAGGATATATTAGAACATAAGAAACTCCAGATATTTGATGAGCAAACTATATTGGAAATATCTACATTTGTTGCGAGAGGACAGTCATATGAAGCATCTGACGGTAATCACGATGACCTAATGATGAACTTAGTAATGTTTGGATATTTTGTATCTGGTACATATTTTAGAGATATGACTGATATTAATCTAAAAGAGATTATGTTCTCCGAAAGAATGAAAGAGATAGAACAAGACGTAGTTCCAGTAGGGTTTATAGATGACGGAAGTCAATATATGAATGAGTTAGAGAATAGAGAACAGAATTGGATAGAACAATCATATAACGCAGAAGACGATGAATGGTAGTTGAAAAACTCATTTTTTATAAATAAAAGTATTATTGAATATAACCGTATTATGTTTAACTTATAATTAGATAAAGGATTTTAAAATGGCATTATTTTCACCGTCAGCAAGTCCTAGTGTAACCGTAAAGGAAGTAGACTTAACGGGAGTAGTCCCTAACGTACAAACTTCAACGGGTGCATTTGTAGGAAACTTTAACTGGGGGCCTGTATACGAGACAACACTGATTTCAGATGAAGCAGGGTTAGTCTCTACTTTTGCAGCTCCTTCAACAACAAACACCGTAGATTTTCACCAAGCCGCAATGTTTCTGAAATATTCATCGCAACTATTCGTAGTTCGTGAATGTGACTCAGACGCTAAAAACGCACTTGCAGTAAACAACTTAACATCAACTGCAACAAGAGGAGCAAGTTCTGCAACTGCAACAAACCAAAAACTTGGTAATCTAAATAATTACGAAGCCGCAACGATTGACTCGTCTGACGGTGCGTTTATTGCTAGATACCCTGGCGCATTAGGGAACTCACTACTTATATCAATATGTGGTTCAGACTCCGATAATGGTGGTTCAACCAACTTTAGTGCATGGACTTACGGTAACTCATTTGATGCAGCTCCAGGCACTTCATCTTACGTAAGTGGACTTGGTGGTAAGAATGACGAAATTCACATCGCAGTAATCGATGAAGACGGAGAAATCTCTGGTAATGCGGGTACGGTTTTAGAAACATATCCTTTCTTATCTGTTGCAAGTAATGCTAAGGCAACAGACGGAACATCTAATTATTTTAAAGACGTGTTAAAAGCAAGGTCAGAATATATTTATTGTGGTGATTTCCACAGAAATGACTCTGCATCATTAAGAGACTTTTCTGGTTCTTTATGGTCAACTGACGCAGTAAATGGTTCACAAGACTTCGCTGCTGATGTAAAATTTGGAACTGGTCAAAACGAATGGTCATTCACTGGTGGTGTGACTTCCGCAACATTAGGTAACGATGACATCTTAAGAGGTTTTGATAAGTTTGAAGATAAAGATAACATCGAAGTAGACTTCTTAATTGCACCACAAAGAATTGCAGATGCAGACGCAACTGTAGTAGTAAATGACTTAGTGGGAACTGCTGCTAGTATAAGAAAAGATTGTATTGCAGTTGCATCTCCAAGTAGAAATGCAGTTGTTTCTATTGGTACAACCACTGCAGTTACAACATGTAATGATACTTATACAAAAGGTTCATATTTAGTACAAGATAATAATTTTGTAAAAGTATACGATAAGTATAATGACCAATTTATTAAGATACCTGCTAACAGTTCAGTTGCGGGTCTGATGGCCGCAACAGATTTAGTTGCAGCTAATTGGTTCTCACCTGCTGGACAACGAAGGGGTAGATTATTGGGTATAACCGATATCGTATTAACTCCTTCAAAATCAGAAAGAGATGTATTGTACAAAAAAGGTATAAACCCGATTGCAAATATTCCAGGCCAAGGTATCATGTTGTTTGGAGATAAGACCAATGAGTCAAGACCTTCTGCATTCGATAGAATAAATGTTAGAAGACTATTCTTAGGTATAGAAAGAGCAATTGCAATTGCGGGTAGAAATGTAATGTTTGAATTCAACGATGAATTTACTCGTGCAGAATTCGTAAACATTGTAGAACCTTTCTTAAGAGAGATACAAGGTCGAAGAGGAATTACGGACTTTAGGGTTGTTTGTGACTCAACAAATAATACTGCAGCCGTTATAGATAGAAATGAATTCATTGCATCTATCTTCATTAAACCTGCTAGAAGTATTAACTTTGTGACACTTAACTTTGTCGCAGTTAGAACTGGGGTAGAGTTTGAAGAAGTTGTAGGTACAGTATAAATAAGGAGAAAGTAAGACAATGGCAATACTAGGAGTAGATGATTTTAAATCGAAAATAAGAGGTGGTGGTGCGAGACCCAATCTCTTTAGGGCGACTGTTAACTTTCCTACCTATGCAGCTGGAGATGTAGAACTTACATCTTTCATGTGTAAAGGTGCTCAACTACCTGCCTCTGTAATGACTGCAATTGATGTACCATTTAGAGGTCGTCAATTAAGAGTTGCGGGAGACAGAACATTCGAGCCTTGGACAGTAACTATCATTAATGATACTGACTTCACTGTAAGAGACTCAATGGAAAGGTGGGCAAATGGTATCAATAACCACAAAGCAAACACTGGACTAACTAATCCTACAGATTATCAAGCAGATTTATTAGTTGAACAGTTAGATAGAGACGAGTCTGTAATAAAAACTTACAACTTTAGAGGTTGTTTTCCAATTAATATTGCAGCTATCGAGTTAAACTATGAGACTGTAGATACTATTGAAGAGTTTACTGTAGAGTTTGCAATTCAGTACTGGGAGAGTAATTCGACAACATAGTCTTTAGGACATATATAAATAAAGGTGTAAACCTTTATAATGGGTGAATTGAATAGTATGGAAATAATATATGGCAGAACAAGACAATAGTATCTTTAAACTTTTTGGTTTTGAACTTAAAAGAGCTGAAGAAAAACAAAAAGAAGAAAAGAAAAAGAAACTTCAATCTATAGTTGCACCGACTGACCCAGACGGTGCTGGTTATATCACTGCGAGTGGTTCTCACTATGGTCAATTTCTTGACATGGACGGAACTCAAGCAAAAGACAACCGTCAACTTATTCTTAAATATCGAGGAGTTGCAGTACACCCAGAAGTAGATGCAGCTATCGAAGATATTGTAAACGAAGGTTTTGTCAATGACGAAAACCAATCCCCCGTAGAATTAAATCTTGATAACGTAGAAGCACCAGACAATATCAAGAAAACTATGATAGAAGAGTTTGAAAAAGTTTGTCAGATGATGAAGATACAAGATTTAGGTTCTGATATTTTTAGGTCTTTCTATATTGACGGTAGAGTGTATCATCACCTAATCGTAAACGAAGAACAACCCAAACTAGGTATTCAAGACATTAGAAACATTGATTCAACTAAAGTTAGAAAAGTTAAAAATATCAAGTACAAAAAAGATGAAGCAACTGGTGCAAAGGTTGTAGATAAAGTAGAAGAATTTTACATCTTCCAAGAAAAGAGTGGAAGTAATCAGGGGATTAAATTATCTCCAGACTCAGTATCATATGTCACGTCTGGACTGTTAGACCCTGCTAAAAAAACAGTACTATCGTACTTACATAAGGCATTAAAACCCATAAACCAGCTTCGAATGATGGAAGATTCACTGGTAATCTACCGTCTTGCAAGGGCTCCAGAGAGAAGAATATTTTATATTGACGTTGGTAATATGCCTCGTGGTAAATCAGAAGCATATATGAAAGACATCATGACTCGTTATCGAAACAAGTTAGTCTATGATGCAAATACTGGTGAATTAAAAGACGACAGAAAACACATGAGTATGTTAGAAGATTTTTGGTTGCCAAGAAGAGAAGGTGGTAGGGGTACTGAGATTACTACACTTCCTGGCGGAGAGAACTTAGGACAAATAGATGATATCGTCTATTTCCAAAAAAGATTATATCGTTCATTGAACGTACCTTTAAGTAGGTTGGAACAAGAAGCACAATTTAGTCTGGGTAGAAGTACTGAGATTAATCGTGATGAAGTTAAGTTCCAGAAGTTCATTGATAAAATACGAAAAAGATTTTCTAAGATGTTTGTTGACATATTAAGAAAACAACTACTCTTGAAAAGTATTATTACTGAACAAGATTGGGAGTCTTGGAAGAATGACATTACTGTTGATTTCTTACGAGACAATCACTTTGCAGAACTGAAAGATGCAGAAGTACTACAGAATAGACTGAATACTTTAGACCAGATTTCAAGTTATGTAGGTGAATATTTCTCACGTGAGTGGGTAATGAAAAATGTTATGATGATGTCTGATGAAGACATTAACCAAATGAAAGACCAAGTTGAAGGAGAAAATTCATCTGGAGATGACTCCGAAGATGACGGTGATGACTTTTAATTATAGGAGAAATTATGTTTGAAGAAATATATAAATGGTTTATGGAACTTTTTAGTGTAAAGGAAGAAGAAAAACCCGCACCTAAAAAGAAACCAGTTGCAAAGAAAACTGCGACTAAGAAAAAACCAGTTGCAAAGAAAACTGCGACTAAAAAGAAAACAACTGCAAAGAAGTAGGTAATAAACATGGAAGAAATAGAAGACTTTGAATTAGAACAAGAAGTTGACGGTGAATTTCCTGAAACTCAAGAAGTTGAATATCATGACCAAGACGATTTACCGTCTGCGGTTGATGATGCAGCTGACGTGATGTCTGAATATGACCCACAAGACGAACTACCTTTAGGTATGGAAAACGATGAAGAACCCGTAAGGGACTTAGTTGACCAAATAACTGGAGATGATTTAGTTAGTGCAGAAGGTTCATTCACATCTATTATCGCAGATAAGATAAGAGATGCATTGGATAATAAGAAGGTTGAGATTTCAAACTCTGTATACAATGGTATAGATGCGTCTGAGACCGAAATAGAGGACGCTGGAGACCTTATTTCAGACGAAATGACTGATAGTATGGAAGAAAACTAGTATCAAAATCTTCTTTTGTATAAATAATAGTTATATAAAAAAGATATGAAAAGTTTTCTTCAAATAAGGGAGGCAACTTCCAACGGAAAGGTAGTCTTCAAGAAGAAGATTAACCGTGTCGATGTGGTAATCTACAAGGAAACTGGTAGATTGCCTTTTGTCGCATATGTAGACGGTGACAAACTCGATGCGTTTAGAAATCAGAAAGACGCAGAATTAGCTGCAAAGGAAACTATTAAAGCACTAACATGAAATTAATAACAGAATATAATCAAAGTAATTTAGAATGTTTAGTTGAAGCGAAAGAGAATGGTGAAAAAGATTACACCATTCAAGGTATCTTTGCACAAACAAATAGAAAGAACAGAAATGGTCGTATATATCCAAAGGCTACAATGGAACAAGCCGTTGATAAGTACGACAAAGAACAAATTCAAACTAAGAGGGCAGTTGGAGAGTTAAACCACCCAGAAGGGCCGACTGTAAACTTAGATAAGGTTTCACACTTAATCACCGAACTTAAATTTAAGGGAGATGATATAGTAGGAAAGGCACGAATACTTGATACCCCGAATGGTAAGATTGTAAAAGGTCTACTTGACGGTGGAGTTCAATTAGGTGTGTCAACTCGTGGTATGGGTAGTCTTGCGAATAAAGGTGGCGCTATGGAAGTCGGTAAAGACTTTATTCTTAGTACGGTTGATATCGTACAAGACCCTTCCGCACCGTCAGCATTTGTTAATGGTATAATGGAAGGTGTAGATTGGGTCTGGAATAACGGCATCTTAACAGCGCAAGAAGTTGAAAAAATAGAGACAGAAATTAAAACTGCTCCAAAGAAGTTTGCTTATGAGACTTCGGTAAGAGAGTTTAAAAATTTCCTCTCGTTAATTAAATCTAGAATGTAATAGGAGACGATTATGTCAGAAACTAGAAATGACGAGTCTTCTACTGATGAAGTAATTAACGACATCGTGGAAGAAACTCTCGAAGAAGCACAAGAGCCAAAAGCAAAAGGTAATGCAAGTGACGAAAGTCCAGTGTCAGAACCTGAAGCTATTGCAAGTGTTGATAAAGCTGCTTCCGACTCTCCTGATAATTCTGCAAAAAACAAAGCATCAATTGCACCAAAAACTAAAGCTGGTATGATTAATGCAATGGTAAATGCTACTATGGACTATGGTCAAAAACACAATAAAGACGATGTCGAGAAAGCATATGTTGCGGCGATGAAAGTCATGAATGGTGATGAACCTGAAATGAAAAAAGAGTCGTATGAAGCAGAAGAGTCAGTAGATGCAGTTGATACTGCAAAAGCAGAACTTGACACTCTTGTCAATAACGAAGCAACTCTTTCCGAAGAGTTCAAAGAAAAGACTGCAGTTATCTTTGAAGCCGCAGTTAAAACTAAACTATCAGAGGAAATTGATAGATTAGAAACTCAATACAAAGAAGAATTAGCAGAAGAAGTATCTTCTACTAAATCTGAATTGGTTGAGAAAGTAGACAGCTACCTTAACTATGTAGTTGAAAACTGGATTAAGGAAAATGAAATCGCAATCGAGAACGGTCTTAGGACTGAAATCGCTGAAGGTTTCATGGACAAATTGAAAGACTTATTTACTGAGTCTTACATTCAAGTCCCTGAGTCCAAAGTAGACCTAGTTGATGAACTTGCTGAACAAGTAGAAGAGTTAGAAACTAAACTTAACGAAACTACTCAGAAAGTTATCGACCAATCGGGTGAAATCGAAGAAATGACAAAAGACCGCATAATCAACGAGTCTGCGTCAGACCTAGCGGACACTCAAGTCGAGAAGTTAAAATCTTTAGTAAATGACTTAGACTTTGAAAACGAAGAAAAATTCAAAGAAAAAGTTGACACTATTAAAGAAGCTCACTTCTCACAAGAAACTGGTAGTAGTGACGAAAGTGCTATGATTGAAGAAGACGGACATGACGAAGTCATGGAAACTTCTCCTAACATGGAACGATACGTTTCTACATTAAAGAAAACCGCACCAAAGAATTAATCTTTGATGCATAACATAGGAAAAATAAAATGGAACAACCAAATTATTCTTCACTGATTGAAAAATGGTCACCAGTATTAGACGAAGAGTCTGCTGGTGAAATTAAAGACAATCACAGGCGTTCCGTGACTGCAGCCCTTTTGGAAAACCAAGAGAAAGCAATCTCAGAACAAAACGCACAAGGTATGTTATTCGAAGCCGCACCTGCTAACAATGTTTCAAGTGTATCGAATTTCGACCCAGTGTTAATTTCTTTAGTTAGAAGAGCTATGCCTAACTTGATTGCATACGATGTATGTGGTGTGCAACCAATGAATGGCCCAACTGGATTAATCTTTGCGATGAAAGCAAGATATCAAGGTGGTTCAACTTCTAACAGAGAAGCATTATTTAACGAAGCAGAAACTAGATTTTCTGGTGACTCTTCTGGTACTCATGACTCTGACAACGCTTCAGGTTATAACGGTATTGACTCAGACGGTGACAGATTAACTTCTTTAGCCGCTACTGGTATGCCGACTGTTGACGCAGAAGAGTTAGGTGCAACTACTGGTAGTACTTTCAATGAAATGAGTTTCACAATTGAGAAATCAACTGTGACTGCAGTTTCAAGAGCTCTTAAAGCTGAGTACTCACTAGAACTTGCTCAAGACCTTAAAGCAATTCACGGTTTAGATGCTGAGACTGAATTAGCTAATATCCTTTCTACTGAAATCCTTGCGGAAATCAACAGAGAAGTTATTAGAACTATTAACTCTCAAGCGAAAGACGGTGCTCAACAAGCTAACGTAACTGTAAATGGTGTGTTTAACATGTCATCTGATGCAGACGGACGTTGGAGTGCTGAGAAGTTCAAAGGTTTAGGTGTACAGATAGACAGAGAATGTAACCAAATCGCTAAAGACTCAAGAAGAGGAAAAGGAAATATCCTAATCTGTTCTTCTGACGTTGCAACTGCACTTGCAGCTGCTGGTACTTTGGATTACTCTCCAGGCATATCTAACAACTTAAATGTTGACGATACTGGTAATACTTTTGCTGGTCTTCTTAACGGAAGAATTAAAGTATACATCGACCCTTACGCAAACACTGACTACTGTACAGTAGGTTATAAAGGTACTAACCCTTATGACGCTGGTGTTTTCTACTGCCCATATGTACCTTTACAAATGGTTAAAGCAGTTGGGGAAGATACTTTCCAACCTAGAATTGGTTTTAAAACAAGATACGGAATGGCGTCAAACCCATTTGTAGGTTCAACACCTGCTAACGGTCTTGCTTCAGTGAAAACTAACTTCTACTACAGAATATTTAAAGTGACTAACATTTTAACATAATCTGTTTAGGTCAAAGACCAAAAAGGGGAGAACTTCGGTTCTCCCTTTTTTTATATTATTTTGAAAATAAGTGTTGACATTTCTTGTTCCACCATGTATAATACTTGTATTAAGAATGAGAAAGAGAGGTCAAGTTCAGAATAAAGTAACGGCGTAAAGTCAAAGGTCGATAGACACTCACCCCACCACTCGTAGATATTGAAAGTTCGCAACTTTCCGAGGTGGTGGGTTTTCTTATAAATACATGTGGTCTCTTAGTTTAATGGTAGAACACGACACTGTCGATGTTGTAGTAGGGGTTCGATTCCCCTAGAGACCGCCAGAATTCACAAGTAGAGAAGAGTCGTAGTTGGTTGGTTGTTGTGAGACTCAGAAAAGATGTTCTAGTTGTTAAAGTCAATTAAGACGTGACATATGGTAGTGAGACTAGAATTAACATCGAACAATGATTGCAAAGAAATTCTTATGTAGTTGGGTTGGGATTTGCAGTAAAACGATACTTGTTATGGTGGAAGGCCGAAACCACCTAGATAAAAAATAGAGTGTAAGAAATCGGGTAATCCCCGAGACATTGAACTACTGTGCAATCAACTGCACGATTTTTATAAATAGTAGTATGGCATATAGTAATAAAGTAATAGACCGATTTGAGTCTGTATTAAAGAACCCGAAGAAACATGCGGTGGGTAGGTTTGACCCTAAAGACCCGAATGTCGCAACTGGACTCGTAGGAGCTCCTGCTTGTGGTGATGTTATGAAACTAGACCTTAAGATGAACGGAGATGTTATAGAAGATGTCAAGTTCAAGACTTATGGTTGTGGTTCTGCAATTGCATCGTCTACTATGTTTGTTGAAATGTTAAAAGGTAAGACTATAGAACAAGCAAAAGAAATCAAAGATAAAGATATTGCAGATGCATTAGAATTACCCAAGATTAAATTACATTGTTCTGTTCTTGCAGAAGAAGGTATAAGAAAGGCAATCGAAGATTGGGAAAGTAAAATTGCACACCGTAAACACAATCAATGATAGAACTAACAAATGAAGCGATTACAAAAGCTGTTGAACGATGTGGAGAGTTTACTCCCGAGAAAAGTAATATTCGTCTTGGGGTTACTGGTGGTGGTTGTGCTGGGTATGAGTATGTTATTGAACACACCGACACTATTACTTCAAACGATAATGTTCTAGATTACGGTAAATTTAAAATTGTTGTTGATGATATAAGTTTACCATTCCTCAAAGGTTCTACCTTAGACTATCAAAGAGAAGGACTTAACGAGTTCTTTAAAATCATAAATCCAAACGAAGTATCCTCATGTGGGTGTGGAGTTTCGGTTCAATTAAAAATATGAAAAAAACTAAAAAAAAATATATTCATGTAAATCAACACAAAATTCGTTCCAATAAAAAACATGGTACTAATGAACCAGTTATTACTATAAAGGAAGGAAAGACTAATACATATTGTCATGAAGTAAAAATTTTAGGTGAAAGTACAATACGATATGGTGGTAATGAAAAACCTATATTACCATGTGGTGCAAGGGTTGTTATTGAGACAACAGCAGATATAGAAATAACTTGACATTTGTTGTTCGTATCGGTATAATACGACAATGAGAAAATTTAATCGAAGAATACAGAAACCAAAATCATTCGATAGAAAACCTAAGAAGAAATATACAGGCCCTAAAGATACGGGACTTTCTGTGTATGTACGAGAAGGTAATGTAGATAGAGCATTACGTACTTTCAAAAAGAAAGTAAAGAATGCGAATATCATGCAAGACTTGAAAGACAGAGAGTTCTTTCAGACTCGTAGAGAGAAACGTAGACTATTGAAAGATAAAGCAATACGTAGACAGAAAAGAGAAAACGAAAATAATAAGGGTTTAGGATTTACTAAACGAGGAAGATTTCAGTAGAAACTCAAAGTCACTAGTCGACTAAAGAGTAATCAGACTAGGGTTAGTTACCGAACACTCAATGTAGAAATGAGAAAGTCTACAATTACCTCTCAAAAGGGGAGATAGAAATATCTTCCCTTTTTTTTATAAATTACTATTTGTATAAATAGTTACACTTGTGACACACAATTGTCACACAAATGACACAATATGAAAACACTAGACAAATTGATGAAAAGTGGTAGGATAGATAAGATATGGTCTGGTAATAATGATGACTTAAAACCATGGGAATGGAACACTAGTATATTCATGATACCTTCATTATGTCTTTGTAGTGTTATACTACTATCATTGATATTTTAAAACATAGGGGGACACGAAGTCCCCCTTGTTTTTAAGACAAGAATAAAATCAACGCAATCGAAAATATAAAAATTCCAATATACGCATCGACTTTACCCAGTTTTTGGTGTCTTACTTTATACATGTTTTACACCACGATAAATACCACCTTGTGCTTTTTTAGCAGCGTTAGATGATTTTACAGTGATTGCATCATGTTTAATTCCACGATAAATGCCTGCGACACGAGATTTTTTCTCTTTCGCAACATTTTCGGGAGTTTGTTTGATACCTCTGTAATACATAGGTTCGCCCTCCAGTTTTCTAATCGATTTCGTACATAGTCTCACGACTACACCCTTCTCATAGCGTTCCTTCGGTAAAACTGTCGGTCTCTGTTCCCCTTACGGGTACTTAGCTTTCCTTTCTGAATAGAAAGAGGTTTTCAGGTTTTCCTACTTCCGTCTTATATAAAATATAAGATGAACGAAGTCTGAATACTCAGCCTAAGCTATACACCCCCCTTGGCGGCGTATTCAGTATTCAGTATTATTTATACAAATTAAGTTTTTGACTTAATCTGATAAAAAATCCTTTAAATCCGAGTCCACATTGACCGCACGTCTTTTTCTTTTCTTCTTCTCTTCGGTCACGACATCTTTCCAATAACGGTCTACACTCTTAATATCATCTATCTTTTGTCTAAGAGTATCCACTAGGAATTGTCCAGCTTCATCTGATTGTTCTGTTCCACTCTCGTTATCAACTAAATCTTCATACTCAATGTTTGCCATATATTTTAGTTTGATATCTTGTTGTTTCTTTTCTTTATCTATTCTACGTAAGAATGCATACCAAGCGATTTGCGTAAAGTATGCGAATGCATTAGGTGTTCCCGTTCTAGTTGCAGTCTCAATATCATAGTTCTTGATTGCTTTTAAACAATTCTCTACTGCGTCCATAACCATTTCTTCACGATAAGTATATCGAATAAAATTAGATTTGTGTGATAATCCTTCTGCGATTTTTAGAAAACACTCTGCAATGTAATTATCAATCACTGGGATTTTCTTTGACTTCTGTTTCTGTGCTTTCTGTAATCTATTACAGTAATCTACAACCGCAAGAGAAAACTCTTTGTTGTTTACGTAGTGTGGTTTATCTTGTGGTTTTATTTTTTGTGTCATAATATATCCATATTTTAATTGTTCTGTATTATACTTGATAAAACATATTTAGTCAATAATTAAATTAGTTCTTGACAAAACTTGTTTCATCGTATATAATCTCTGCTAAGTTCCGCCCCCCGCTGAATACCTAGTGTAATTTATCTTTATCTGGGTCATGCATAGGGAAGAATAATAACTTTCCTAATTTATCTGCAGCTTCTTCGACTTCTTCTTTTGTCTTTTCAACTAATCCGTCTACATATTCTTGTATCTTACCTTCACGCATAGCAGCCTCTGCATCTTTCCAACTACGCATTCTATCTTCATAGTTTGCGTTCATATCTAATAATGCTTCTTCCCATTGCAATAATAAATGTTCGGGTGGTTTTGCCATACTGACAATATGATAAGAATTCAATGACATAATACTTGCAAGACTTTCTTGATACACCATAAACGGACGCATCGTATAAAACGGAAAACCAGTAGTTGATTTTGCATAAACCATTTTCACTGCCTTTCTGATTACGATTTCTTCTTGACGAGTTGCATCATCACTGTATGGGTCATTCCATTCAATAACTTCGCATATAACTTCGTCTCCTGATGCAAGTTTAAAGTGTCTTACGTCACCTATTTTTTTATCCATACTATTATTTATACTATTTTAAATTAACGGGTATTATCTTATACGGGAACTGTTCCTTTGCATATATCTTTATTCTTTCTCCAGAATGACGCAAAGTAAAGTTCTTGTGTCCTTTTACATGTAAATCATCTGCGATATCATAGAGTGTAGTATTACTACCGTCATCTGATTGTCTGAGTCCACGTCCGATAGATTGTAATACTTTTATCTGACTTTTACTCGGACTTGCAAATACAATGTTATGTAAGTTCTTAATATTTATCCCAGTACTAAATGTTCCTAACGATGCGACAATGATTGCATTCTTCTGCGACTCTACAATACCACGTATTTGTTCACGGTCTTTTGCATCTACTTCTCCAGATACATAAAATACTTTTCGGTCTTTCTCTGCACCCTTTCTTATGATATCAAATAACTCTTTACCATGTTTCTCTACATATTGAAACAATACCAGTGTATTACCTTTTAAATCTAATGTTAAGTTCTTAATAAAATTATTTCGTTTTTCGTGTCGGACAATATAATCTACTTCTTCTGCATAAGTCTTACCTTTTAACAAATGACAAACGTCATTGTGGTATCTAAGAAGTATAACATTAATATCAAGACCCGCAAGTGTACCACGGACTTGTAAGTCTTTGGTTGCGATTACTTTATGGGTTAGTCCAAACAATCCTTCTAATACTAATTTATTTGTTTCTGTACCGTCCAGTGTACCCGTAGTACCAAAACGATATTCTGCATTCTTACATTTATTCATTACACCCGTCAACGACTTAGCCTTAAATAAATGTACTTCGTCTCCAAAGACCGCACCGAATTGTTCA